CCCCCGCCGATCAGTTTTGAAATACTATATGTTGTGGTTTGAGCAGTCAGCGGATAAGGCGATCTGCTAAGTGCTTGATAACAAACAATTGCTTAGGCGCATAATAGTGATTATGTTAAATTTCTGACCCGCCGACCCCTACCCCCCGCAGAACCGCCCGCCACCTGCATACACGTAATATACCTGCACAGGAGTGTCTCACACACACGTTGCCATGGAACCTAACACACATGCATTCTTTGCGCATCTGACGCTTCTTAGGGAGGCTGCTAGGGATGCTAGCGGTGATGAGCGGGTACATGCTCAGGTGCTGTTGATTGACTTGTACGAGCGGATGTTGGAGCGTGCTGGTGTAATGGTGTTCCGCGATGGAGAGACAGAGCATTGAAGATTGAGATACCTTATGAGCCGCGTTCTTTGCAGATGAAGCTGCACAATGAGATGCAGGCGAAGCGTTGGGGTGTTGTTGTTTGTCATCGTCGTTTTGGAAAGACGGTGTGGGCGATTAATCACATTCTTAGGGATGCGATTATGAATGGTAAGCCTTCGCCGAGGTATGCGTATATGGCGCCGACTTATCGGCAGGCTAAGAATGTAGCTTGGGATTATTTGAAGCAGTTTGCTGGGAAGATACCCGGTGTGAAGTTTCACGAGACTGAGTTGCGTTGTGATTTGCCTACTGGCGGCAGGATTTCTTTGCTGGGTGCTGAGAACCCGGATAGTTTGCGTGGGATCTATTTAGACGGCTGTGTGATGGACGAGGTTGCACAGATGCCTGAGAATGTGTTTCCAGAGGTCATACGGCCAGCGCTGAGTGACCGTAAGGGCTGGGGTGTGTTTGTTGGTACGCCTAAGGGGCATAACGCGTTCTATGAGCTTTATGAGCAGTCTGCTGCGAATGATGATTGGTTGACTGCGATATATAAGGCTTCAGAGACTGGGTTGCTGGATGATGAGGAATTGTCTGCTGCTCAGAATATGATGAGTGCAGATCAGTATGCGCAGGAATTTGAGTGCAGTTGGAATGCGAATGTTCCAGGTGCTATTTACGGCAAGGATTTGGAGGAGATTACGGCGTCTGGTCGTATAACGAATGTGCCTTATGATCCTTCTGTGCGTGTTGATACGTGGTGGGATTTGGGTGTTGGTGATAGTACGGCGGTTTGGTTTACGCAGAGTGTTGGCCGTGCTGTGCATGTGATAGACTTCTATGAGAACAGGAATGAGGGGTTGCCTCATTATTGCAAGGTTCTTTCGGAGAAGAAGTATTTATACGGGGATCACAATGCGCCGCATGACATAGAGGTGCGTGAGCTTGGTAGTGGGAAGAGTAGGCGGGAGATTGCTTGGGATCTTGGTTTGAATTTCCGCGTTGTTCCTAAGCTTCCTGTTGAGGATGGGATACACGCTGCTCAGATGTTGATACCTCGGTTGTGGTTTGACCGTGAGAAGTGCAAGGATGGTTTGGAAGCGTTGCGGCAGTATCACCGGGCGTATAACGAGAGGACGCGGAGTTTTCGTGCTTCGCCGGTACATGATTGGAGTAGTCACGCTGCGGATGCTTTTAGGTATTTTGCTGTGGGGCTTAGGGAAACGCGGGATCGATCTAGGGCACCGCAGAGACAGGCGGTCATGGAGTATGACCCTTTTGCAGCATGAGGTAGGCTATGGGATTTTTTGATGATTTAAGGGCGGCGCTTGGCGTTGGCGGGCCAACTGAGTTAGAGGATCGTACATCTGAGGATCGGCAGGGTGTTTCCAATGTGCGTCCTAAAGCGCGCCGTACAACGATTGGCGAACAGTTTGACATTGCCAAGGGTGATGTTGCGTATGGCTTGGGGATTTCTAAGGATAAGCCTTATGGCTATGACGAGCGCACTGCGCAGTCGCAAAGGATGGCTAAGGTTCAGCAAGAGCGTATGGAAGCTGCTGGGTTTGGCAAAGAGGATCGGCCAAAGGGTGCGCGTCCTGCAGAGGCACCTGATGCGGATACGGCTGACGGTGCGTCAGAAGCTGCTGTTCCCGGCGCTGATGAGCCGTTAAAGGGTGCAGCCCCAGAGGGCCGCACAGAGGCTGGTGCCATGACTGCTGGCAAGAAGGGTCGTAAAGGCACGATATTAACGGGGCCGCAGGGATTGCTTGCTGATCCTGACACAACGCGTCCTCGTCGTTCTTTAATGGGTTTGATCAAATGATGATTAAAAAGCAGCCTCAGAATATTGCTGGTATGATGGGGCAGATTTCTTCGCAACCGGCGCAGGGAGTAAAGGCGGCAACGATTGACCCGTTGGAACGCCTACAGCAGCGCATGGTGGGTCGCACCCAAGGTGGGGCCATAGAGGGCGTGAAGAAAAAGAAAAGTATGCTGAATAGCTTTAGGATGGTGTAATGGCGCAAGTTTCTCCGATAGTGACGCAGCTTGAGCGTCGATATAAGACGTTGCAGTCTCAGCGGTCTAACTGGGAAAATCACTGGCAGCAGCTAGCTGATTATATGCTGCCGCGTAAGGCTGATATTACGAAGAAGCGTACGCAAGGTGATAAGCGCACTGAGTTGATTTATGATGGTACTGCTATTCATGCGGTAGAATTATTGGCGTCTAGCCTTCATGGTATGCTTACCAGTCCTAGCACGCCTTGGTTTTCTATGCGTTTTCGCGATCAGGAACTTCAGCGCAGTGATGAGGCGAATGAGTGGTTAGAGAGCAGCCTTGATCAGATGTATCAGGCGTTTAATCGGTCTAACTTCCAGCAAGAGATCCACGAGCTTTATTATGACCTGGTGGTCTTTGGTACTGCTGCCTTCTATGTAGAGGGCGATGGTGATGGGCTGCGGTTTAGTTCTCGGCATATAGCGGAGATAATGATCTCTGAGGATGCAGAGGGCCGCGTTGATACGGTATATCGTAAGTTTAAGCTAACGGCGCGTGCGATTGTTATGCGTTTTGGCGAAGAAAACTCACCGCGCACTGTGCTGGTTGATCAAAAGAATGACCCGTACAAAGAACATGAGATCATACACGCTGTGTTTCCAAGGGCAGAAGCCAAGGGAAAGATGGCGAAGAGCAAGCCTATTGCATCTGTTTATTATCATCTCGCTAGCAAACAGATACTGAGCGAGGGTGGCTTTGATGACTTCCCGTTTATGGTGCCGCGTTTTAATAAGGATAGCGTAAGCAGCTATGGCCGCTCGCCAGCAATGACTGCGTTGCCAGATGTTAAGATGGTCAACAAGATGTCAGAGGTGACGATCAGGGCTGCGCAGAAGCAGATTGACCCGCCCCTTATGGTTCCAGATGACGGGTTTATGCTGCCGGTAAGAACAACGCCGGGGTCGCTAAACTTTTATAGATCTGGCACGCGTGATCGGCTGGAGCCATTGCAGATTGGTGCAAACAATCCGCTGGGTTTGAATATGGAAGAACAACGGCGCAATGCTATCAGGCAGGCGTTTTATGTTGATCAGTTGCTTCTGGGTGAAGGTCCATCGATGACAGCGACTGAAGTGTTACAGCGCAACGAGGAAAAGATGCGATTGCTTGGGCCCGTTCTGGGGCGGCTTCAAGCGGAACTTCTTCGTCCTCTCATATCTCGCTCGTTTGCGCTGTTGCTCCGGGAAGGTCTTCTCCCCCCTGCCCCGGAGCTTTTACAAGGTCAGGACATTGATATTGAATATGTCTCGCCGCTTGCGAAGGCTCAGAAGCTAACAGATCTGCAGGGAATGTTGCGCGGGTTTGAGGTACTAACACAGATTGGTGAGGTTGCGCCTGTGCAGGATTACTTAGATCCTGATAAGCTGGTGCAGTATCTTGTTGAGGTTACTGGTATGCCAGCGCGGGTTATTCGTAGCAATGAAGAGATTGCGCGGATACGGCGGCAGCAGGCAGAGCAGGCACAGGTTATGGCGCAGCAAGAGCAGGACATGATGCAAGCGCAGCAGGCGCAGCAGGTCGCTCCGCTGGTCAAGGCTATTAGCCAATGAACAAAGTAGAAGAATTGAAATTAGCGTATCGTCGCACGTTTAATACAGAGGACGGTGAGCAAGTAATGAGTGATCTCAAAAAGCGTTTTAGCTTTGAGACAACCACGTTTTCGGGCGATCCATATCAATCTGCATTTAACGAAGGACAGCGCGCAACAGTGTTGCTAATCGCCCGGATGCTGTCCGACGAGAAGGAACCACAATGAGCGAAGAGGCAATCCAAGACACTGGATCTCAAGAAGTCGCAGAGGCGGCACCGGCTAACTTTCTGGAAAGCTTACCAGAGGATTTACGGTCTGAACCGTCATTAAGAAATTTTGCTGATCCTGCTTCACTAGCAAAAAGCTATGTACATGCGCAGCGTATGATCGGAGCGGATAAGGTGCCGCTGCCGGGCAAGAGTGCTACGCCTGACGAGTGGCGCGCTGTATATCAAAGGCTTGGCGCACCAGATGATGCAAATGCGTATGAGCTAAAGTTTGAGAGCGCTGACTTCAGTGAAAATGAGTTAAGCGGGCTAAAGGCTGCAGCGCTTGATGCGGGGTTAAACAATACGCAGGCCCAGCGCATTGCGGC